CTTCAATTCGTCGGCACGCTGTCGATATAACACTCATCTGCGCAAAGATCAACTTTATTGTTCCAGACCTTATTGCTGTCCACATTCGGGTCAATATCCCACGCGATGCTGTGGGTATCATCTACATAGACCCGGCTGAAATTTTCCATATCGGTGAACGGCTCAAAAACGGTACCTTTTTTGAGAAGCGGGCGCATATCGTAAAGCCGTTTTTCGCCGTTATCGAATCTGATCGTCAGGGTGAAGTCACGATTGGCAACGACACCGACGATCTTTTTCTTTCCGCCTGCAAAGTATTCTGCGGCTTTGCGGTCAAATCCTTTGGAAAGATAATATTCAACTGTGTTTGCCATGGTATAACCTCCTTATCTCAGCGGCTCGATGGAGAACAACTCCTGCTGATTTCTTGCAAGCTCCCAGTTCTCGCGGAGCTCCTCTTGATGGAAAGCTGCCCAGCCCAGAAGCATTTTCAGTTGCTTAGAAGGCATTGAGCCCTCTAACACTTCCAATTCTTCGATGGATACGAGAACCTCAGCGCCGCCGTAAAATGCGTGGAAATGCGGCGGCATGTGGTCGCTCCAATAAATACAGACCTTGATTCCTCTGAACATTGAAATTGTCGGCATAAAATCAACTCCTTCTCTATGATTATTATAACATGTTGGGTTTCCATTTTTCAACTTTTTACCCCACAGCGGGGCTTTTTCTTTTCTATCCACGCCCTCGGGAGAGGGCGACCGTCGGAGTTCTGTATGACTTCGGTCAGTGTGTTATTTCTATCCACACCTTCTGCATGAAAAGGTGACTTATTTTATGTTTGAGGTGGCTCGGTGTTATTCGTATCGGGTGCTTGTTTTTTATAACGGTGACCGATTACGATGCAAACAATGCCCAAAACGATGAAAAATGCGCCGCCAACAGCAATGGTAACGAGACCAAGCAGCAAAGCGATGATACCGACTATGTACAAAACCGTGCCGGTAGTCTTATAGGTTTTTGCAGAATACACAGGAACGGCTTGAGGGCTTTGCGAGACCCTTGTCGGTTTTGGCGACGGTGACTTACTTGCAGGCGAAGTCTTGTGGGACTTCGATTTCGGGAGAACAGAGGGTACGCCCACGGTGGTTCTGTGATATATCGCGCTTTGGACCGATTTTGAGGGGCTTTTGATAAATCCAACGCCCTTTTTGCCGTAGAAAGGATTGACCGCTTTTTTCATTTTCCTTTTCAGCTTGCCGGTAGTGCGCGCTTTGAACCGTGCTTTGTAATTGGGCTTCCGAATGCCGAATTTCATGTTTGGCGCTTCCTTTCGTACTTATTCTTCTTCGTCCTCGTCATCGTCCGTAACATCATCGGTATAGATAACGTCGGAAGACTGGGACTGACGGTATTCTTCGGCGATCATGGTGCGGTTGAATTCGGCAGTGGGCTCAATCTCCTGCACCAATTTTTCGAGCTCATCGATGGAAGTATAGAAGAACTCTTTGCGGCGGTTGACTTTGTTCACGCGCTTGCTATTGAGCATCTCATGCAACTTTGCTTCGAGACCGACGGCATCGTTCGAGAAGATAAAGCTATGCACGTCAAATTTAAACGGTACGCTTGCGCTGCCCAACTCATCGATACGATCTTGCGGTTCAAGGCGGCGTGTCATGCCGATTTTAAACATGTTCTCACCAAACGAACCGAGGTTACTGATAATATACACATTGCCGGCGCGGCCGTTTGCGAGAGAAGCAATTCTTTCTTTCTGCACGGCGACATCGGAAAGCTGTGCCTGCAACTCCAAAATGCGCGCCTGTAGTTTCTCTTTTTCAACATCGTTCGCGGTTTCAGCCTGCGCAAAGAGCTTTTCAATCTCGTTCTGATACTTCTTTTCTTCAGCTTCGACTTTCTTCTTTTCCACTTCGAGAGCCTTACGCTCCTCGGCTTCCTGCCGCATCTGTTCGCGCAAAGCAAGTTGCTCCTGGCGTGCCTGTTCTTTCTTGACGTAGTAGTTATACTCGATTTTTACAGCATTGCAAAAGAGGTATTCCAATTCACCGATAAACTTTGTGAGCGTTCCGGCAATGGATTGATTACCGTCTGACGCAATTTGCAAATACTTAGCCGTCATTGACCGCACGTTCTCGAGCGCTTTATCCAGCTTTTCGTATTTCAAATCAGTCAGAATGTTCTGCAATTCAGCACGAAGCGCAATGGTCATCAGCTTATAAATAGCTTGGTTTGCCTTTGTGGTGTAGCGTTGTGCGTATCGCTGCATGACGCTTTCAATTTGACGGTCGTTCTCTCGGTAGGCTTTGCGCAGGGACTGCACGTCCATACTGTGCAGCTTGAGAATGACCGACGGGGCGAGCTCATCAGCTTCTTTTAAATTCACGTCCGGGATTTTGCAATTATACGGGGAAATGTCAAATGTCGTGAAGTTTTCAACACAGGACATTACGGCTTTGTAAAGTTCCTTGCTTTTGCGCAGGCGCTGATTTGCACTCTGGAGTTGTTTTTCCGTTTTGGAGAGAGAATTCGTGGTCTCGGCTAAATCCGCATTTGCTGTTTCATAGCGCTTTGCAAGATTATCCAGCTCGATTTCATGCTGACCGATCTGCTTTTGCACTTCTACGCATTTTTGCTGCACCTGTTCATAGGTTTCGCAGCCGAGATCATGCAGTTTCTTATCCAGAAAAGCATTTTTCTGTATCAAGAAATTATTCTGCAACTTTAATGCTTCGTTTTCCTGCCGGATTTTACCAGCGCGAAAAATATCAAGTAAACCCATAAAATATACCTCTCTTATTCATTTTTGACTAAAACCAATGTGTAAAGCCGACGGCGAGCCCCTCAATGGCTACGTCTTCTAAGTCGGAGAGTGAATAAGTGAGCGGGGGATAGCTTGCGTTTGCAGGCTGGAGTACCATTGTATTTCCGTTGATATACACGCGCTTTAAGGTCGCTTCTCCGTTGATACGCACAGCGGCAATTTGTCCGTTTTCTACGGTCGGTTGCTTACGAATATACACGGCGTCGCCGTTCTTAATGCCGGCATCAACCATGCTGTCACCCTCACACAGCAACGCGAAGTCTACTTGACGGTCAACGGGTACATCTATATAGCCTTCGAGGTTTTCTTCAGCCGTGATCGGCGTACCGCAGGCAATGCGCCCAACGAGCGGAACTTTGTATGTTTTCGGCAGCGGAATGAAGCCGGGCGGGATATTATCAAGGTCTGTGTCTGCTTTAGAGGGAACAAGGGAGATAATTTGGTCACCATCAAGCGCAGAAACTAAATCATTAACATCTATTCCCATGGCGGAAGAAACACCTTTAATAGTTTCTAAAGAAGGAACAGCGGGTTTCCCTGTTGATGGATTTACATTGCGCTCCAAAATAGATACATATGCTTTGCTTAGTCCTGAACGCTGTGCAAACTCATCCATACTTAACTTATGATCGGAGCGGTACTCTTTAATCAGATCTCCTAATGTCACTAAAATCACCTCGCTTTCTTGCTTTGTCAACTACACTATACACTACAAAAATGTAAAAGTCAAGAATTTTGTAAAACGTACTTGACAAAGTTTGTCTAGTGTGCTAGACTAAGGTCAAGGAGGTGATAGATTGGAAAATAAGGTAAAAGCAATTCGAGAATCCCAACATCTCACACAGCAAGAGTTAGCAAGACGATCTGGCATATCTCGAGCTACAATATCGGGTTTAGAATGTGGAACACTTGCTGTGACCACTACGGAAACCTTAATTAAAATAGCTGATGCCCTTGGCAAAAAAGTCAGCGAAATTTTTTTCGTTTGATTGTCTAGTGTACTAGACATAAAGAAAGAGGCGAAAAGAATGAGTAGTGCAATATTCTGGATTGTCTACATAGTGGTCTTAACTGTTGTCTCTTGGATAAGTGCCAAAATCAACGCGAAGAATATTCGCGAAATGGTGCAGATGCAATTCACGGTTGAAAAGCTGAAATTGCGAGCGGAAGAGATGCGTAGACAGCTCTATGATAAAGACAAAGAAGATGAGAAAAACGGACGACTTTTTAGAGACGCTCGGTTACATAGCTTTAACATTCCTTATCAAACTGATTTTGAGAAAGCTACTGTAATCCGATAACCCGCCCGCAGCCTTGCCCCATGCCGCCCGGAACTTACCTCCCATGATTTCATTTTGTTTGCGCCGAAGTGATTATTTTCTTGTCATTGAACGGGCGGCAGGTGGGAGGGCTGCGGGATATGGACAAACCGACACCGCATAAAAAGAAAAGAGGTGATTTTCATGAAAGAAACGACCGCGAAGAAAGCCCCTAAAAAACGCAAAGAGCGCGACCTTGGCACGCCGACGGTGATTGTACGATACTTAGACGAGACGCCGGAGCAGGTGGCGCAGAACCGCAGATGCGTGGAAGCAGCGCTGGACATGATGTGGCGTAAAACTTATGGCCTGCATCTGACAAACTTTGACTGGGGCGAGAAGCCGGAAGGTTACGGCAGGACCCGTGTGACCCACCCGAAGATTTAGATTCTAGAAGGAAGTGTAAAGCATGATCTTAGTCAAGCTGCTCGGCTTTGCGATGCTGATCGGGGCGGTCATGGGGTCCGTGCTCGGGCTCCAGATCGTTATTGACCGGCTCGTCGCCGCGCAGCGCAGGAAAAGAAAAGCCGCACGGTCGTGCGGGAATATCGTGAACATCAATGCGTACAGAAAAAGAAAGGAAAGAAACGCATGAACCTGTATTACAAAGTAGAAGCCGCCTTCGACGGCATGGCAGACGCGTTGAAAGCGGCGATGAACGTCGCGGATAACAGCGAAGAAACGGAGCTGTACAGCGACCTCTCTATCGATATCGAGAGCTTGCGCGACGACGCCCAGAGCCTTTACGAAAAGCTCATTCAAAAGAAAAATGCCGCTTCGGCTGTTGCAGCAGTCGAAACGGCGAAAGAGTCAGATAAACACTCTGATTTGAGTATAGACAAAATTCTTGAGAATGTCAAGGGGTCTTTCTTGCTTGCAGAGCAAAACCCGGACGGCGGCGTCGATGTAACCGCGAATATTAAACTCGGAGATGATTTAATTGCCGTATACGGCGCGATCGCATCCGTAATTTATTACATGGCTCAGAAGCAAAAGCTTTCGACCGATAAGCTGACAGAAATTGAAAATAAGGCCAGAAACCATGCCATTCGCCGCGTGCTCAAGGAGGAGTTTTAACATGACAAAGCGTACAACTGTAAAAAACGATAAGGCAGTCGTGAATGAGGTGTTGAAGAAATGATGAAGATCAACAAGCTCGAAATTGAGAACGTGAAGCGCGTCAAGGCCGTGAAGATTGAGCCGTCCGAAAACGGGCTGACAATCATCGGTGGACGCAACAACCAGGGCAAGACCTCCGTGTTGGACAGTATCGCCTGGGCACTGGGCGGCGACCGCTACCGCCCGTCACAGGCCGTAAGAGAGGGTTCGGTGATCCCACCGCACTTACATATTGTCATGAGTAACGGGCTTGAGGTGGAGCGCAAGGGCAAAAACAGCGACCTCAAGGTCACGGACCCGACCGGCAAGCGCGCCGGCCAGCAGCTCTTGAACGAGTTCGTGGAAGAACTCGCGATTGATCTGCCGAAATTTATGGAAGCGTCTTCGCGCGAGAAAGCCGAGGTGCTTTTGAAGATCATCGGCGTAGGCCCGCAGCTCAAGGAGCTCGAGGTGCAGGAAAACGACCTCTACAACCGCCGCCGTGCAATCGGGCAGATTGCCGACCAGAAAGCGAAGTTTGCGAAAGAGATGCCGTATTACCCGGATGCACCGAAGGAACCGATTTCCGCAAGTGAGCTCATCCGGGCACAGCAGGAGATTCTCGCGAAGAACGGTGAGAACCACCGTAAACGCATGAATGTCACTTTAATCAGCGAAGAACATAAACGCTTGGCGCAGAAAGTAGACGATCTGCGCGCAGAGCTTGCAACGTACAGTCAGCAGCTTGCAAAGACCGAACGTGACCTGGAATGTGCGCTGAAAAGCGCGGAAGATCTGCACGATGAATCGACCGCAGAGCTCGAGCAGAATATCCGCGACATCGAGGTCATCAATGAAAAGGTGCGCACGAACCTCAATAAAGAGAAAGCCGAGGAGGATGCGGACGCGCACCGCGCCGAGTACGATACCATGACCGCAAAGCTGAACGACGTGCGGCAGAAAAAGATTGACCTGCTGAAAAATGCGTCGCTGCCTTTGCCGGGCTTATCCGTGGAAAACGGCGAACTGACGTACAACGGACACCGATGGGACAGCATGAGCGGCAGCGAGCAGCTCAAGGTCTCGACCGCGATTGTGCGCAAGCTGAACCCAAACTGCGGGTTTGTGCTTATCGATAAGCTTGAACAGATGGACACGGAGACCTTACAGGACTTCGGCACATGGCTTGAGCAGGAGGGCTTGCAGGCGATCGCGACGCGTGTCAGCACCGGCGGCGAGTGCTCGATCATCATTGAAGACGGCTATGTCAAGGGCGAAGTGCCGCAGAAAAAAGAATGGAAGGCAGGAGAATTCTAATGAATATCACATCGGGCAAAATCGAATCGGCGAAAAAAGTCGTCATTTACGGACCGGAGGGCATCGGCAAATCGACTTTTGCCGCGCAGTTCCCGAACCCGCTGTTCATCGACACCGAGGGCAGTACGAAATATATGGACGTGCGCCGCATGGACAAGCCCACAAGCTGGGAGATGCTGCGGCAGGAGCTTACATACGTCAAGCAGAACCCGCAGGTGTGCGGCACACTCATCATCGATACAATCGACTGGGCGGAGCAGCTGTGCATCGACGATATTTGCAGCCGATACCAGAAGAAGGGCATTGAAGACTTCGGCTACGGTAACGGCTATGTATACGAAAAAGAGGAATTCGGGCGGTTTCTCAACAGTCTGGAGGAAATCGTGCAGGCGGGCGTACACGTTGTGCTGACCGCGCACGCACAAATGCGCAAATTTGAACAGCCGGACGAAATGGGGGCGTATGACCGCTACGAGATGAAGCTCGGCAAGAAGACCGGCAGCCAGATCTCGCCGCTCGTCAAAGAATGGGCGGACATGGTGCTGTTCGCGAACTACAAGACGGTCGCCGTGCAGACGGACGACAAAGGGCAGAAGTTCAAGGCACAGGGCGGCAAGCGCGTCATGTATACGTCTCACCACCCGTGCTGGGACGCGAAGAACCGTTTCGGTCTGGCGAATGAGCTGCCGTTTGAGTACGCGCAGATCGCGCATTGCATCGGCGGCAAGCCCATGCAGCAGGCACCGTCGGCACCGCCCCGCACAGCCGTACCGATGCAGCAGATGAACGCCGTATTGGACGAGACACCGGCAGCGGAAGAAGCGTACAGCATTCCGTCTTACGTGCCGAAAGCGCTTGCAGACCTCATGCGCCCGGAGCACGTGACCGCAGAGGAAATTCAAATGGCGATCGGGCAGAAGGGCTATTATCCCGAAGACACACCGATCTCGAGCTATGACCCTGCGTTCGTGCAGGGCGTGCTGATCGGCGCATGGCCGAAAGTATTTTCAGTGATCCGCAGCAACAGAGATTTACCGTTTGACGTATAAGGAGATAAGGAGAAACAGATCATGGCAAACACAACGAACGAAAGAGCAATGGACTGGGAAGACACCATAGAAAACGAAAGCAATTTCAGAATTATCCCGGAGGGCGATTACAGCTTTACCGTAAGCAAACTGACCCGCGCACGGTATAACGGCGGTGCTAAGATCGGACCCTGCCCGAAGGCGATCTTAGACCTTGACGTGGTAACGCCCGAGGGCGTAGTCACCGTGCAGCACAACCTTTTGCTGCACACGCGCTGCGAGGGCTTGCTGTGCGCGTTCTTCACGTGCATCGGGCAGCGCAAGCACGGGCAGCCGCTCAAGATGAACTGGGCTGCCGTACCCGGTGCACGCGGCCGTGCGCATATCGGCATCCGCAAATGGAAAAGCGAAAAGGACAACCAAGAACACGAATCAAACGAGGTAACGCGCTTTTTAGACCCGGAAACGGCACCCGCCGCGCCGACACCGAGCTTTACACCGGGTGACTTCTGATGGAGCTGAGACCATATCAGCAGGAGGCAAGGCAGGCAGTTGAAAATGAGTGGGCGTGCGGCGTGGATCGCACGCTGCTTGTTTTGCCGACCGGCTGCGGAAAAACGATTGTTTTTGCAAAGATCGCCGAGGACAGCGTGCGGGACGGCGACCGCGTGCTGATTCTGGCACACAGAGGGGAGCTGCTTGAACAGGCGGCAGACAAGATTCGCACGGCAACAGGGCTTTTGTGCGCGACGGAAAAAGCGCAGGAGAGCTGCCTCGGCAGTTGGTACCGCATCGTCGTGGGGTCCGTGCAGACCCTGATGCGCGAAAAACGCCTTGCGGGGTTCGACTACGACTATTTTGACAAGATCATCATCGATGAGGCGCACCACTGCATCTCGGACAGCTACCGGCGCGTACTGGACCATTTCAGCACCGCAAAGGTGCTCGGCGTGACGGCAACGCCGGACAGGGGAGACATGAAGAATTTAGGCGCGGTGTTTCAGTCACTCGCCTATGAATACACGCTGCCGAAAGCGATCAAGGAGGGCTACCTCACGCCGATCAAGGCGTTGACCGTGCCGCTGAAGCTCGACCTTTCCGGCGTATCGGTACAAGCAGGCGACTACAAAGCCGCCGACCTCGGCACAGCGCTTGACCCGTATTTATACGGCATTGCGGACGAGATGATGAAGTATTGCAGAGACCGCAAAACGGTCGTGTTTCTGCCGCTTGTGAAGACCTCGCAGAAGTTCCGGGATATTCTGAACGAGCGTGGTTTTTGTGCGGCAGAGGTCAACGGTGAGAGCACAGACCGCGCGGAGATACTGGAGCAGTTTGATCGCGGCGATTATAACGTGCTGTGCAACAGTATGCTCTTGACCGAAGGTTGGGACTGCCCGAGCGTAGACTGTGTAGTGGTGCTGCGTCCGACGAAGGTGCGCAGCTTATACAGCCAGATGGTGGGCAGGGGCACGCGATTATACCCCGGCAAAGACCACCTGCTTTTACTGGACTTCCTCTGGCACACGGAACGCCACGAGCTTTGCCACCCGGCGAACCTCATCTGCGAAAATGAAGAAGTCGCGCAGCAGATGACGCGCAACATGGAAGAAGCCGCAGGCGCACCCGTTGACCTTGAAGAAGCGGAGAAAACGGCATCCGAGGACGTTGTAGCGCAACGCGAAGAAGCGCTTGCAAAGCAGCTTAACGAGATGCGCAGCCGCAAGAAAAGGCTTGTGGATCCGCTGCAATTTGAAATGTCCATTCAAGCGGAAGACCTTTCCGGCTATGTGCCGGCGTTCGGGTGGGAGATGTCGCCGCCGAGCGAAAAGCAAATCTCGGCGCTTCAAAAGTTCGGCATTTTCCCCGATGAGATCGGCAACGCAGGCAAGGCGGCGAAGATCCTCGATAAGCTCGAAAAACGCCGCACGGCAGGACTGACGACACCAAAGCAAATACGATTCCTCGAGGGGCGCGGATTTCAGCACGTGGGCACATGGTCGTTCGAGACCGCCCGCGGCATGATCGACCGCATCGCCGCGAACAACTGGCGCACGCCGTACGGCATTGACCCGAAAAGCTTCAGACCGGAGGCGTAAATGGAGTATAACAACGAGAACCTTTTGGAGCTGCTCGGCTATATCGACCCCGCTCTGCTCGATTATACGGATTGGACAGGCATCGGCATGGCGCTCAAGGACGCGGGGTACAAGGCTTCGGACTGGGATGCCTGGAGCCGCCGAGATTTAAAGCGGTATCATCCGGGCGAATGTGAGCGCAAATGGGACACGTTTACGGGTACAGGCATCACCGCCGGGACGCTCGTCAAAATGGCGCTGGATAACGGCTACAAGCCCGCAAAAGCAGACCACGAGCTCGATTGGAACGACACGATCGACCGTCATGATGAATTTGTTGTGGTGGACAAGAACTGGATTGAAGCGCAGGACATTCACGAGCCGGAAAAGTGGAAGCCTGCCGCCGAGCTGATACGGTATCTCGAAACGCTGTTTGACAGCACGGACACGGTGGGCTATGTCACCGAGAGCTGGGAGAAAGACGGCAAGTACATGCCGAAAAGCGGCAGCTACACGCAAACGGCAGGCGAATTATGCAGCACGCTGTATAAATGCGGCGACGACCTCGGTGCGGTGCTTGGCGACTATAACCCCGCCGTCGGTGCGTGGATCCGCTTCAATCCCTTAGACGGCAAAGGTGTGAAAAACGAGAATATCACGGAATACCGCTATGCGCTTGTTGAATCCGACAGCATGGATATCGCGAGCCAGAACGCCGTCATACGTGAATTGGAGCTGCCGGTCGCCTGCCTTGTGTACAGCGGCGGCAAGAGTCTGCACGCGATTGTGCGCGTTGATGCGGGCAGCTATGAGGAATACCGCGCACGCGTCGATTATCTCTACAAGGTCTGTGCAAAAAACGGACTGGACATCGATAAGCAGAACCGCAATCCTTCACGACTTTCGCGTATGCCCGGCGTGGTGCGCGGGGAGCACAAGCAGTTTTTGGTCGATACGAACATCGGCAAAAGCTCGTTTGAAGAATGGCGCGACTGGATTGAGAGCGTCAACGACGATCTGCCGGACGAAGAAAACCTTTCAACATTCTTTGACGACCTGCCGGCGCTTGCGCCGCCGCTTATTGAAGGCGTGCTGCGGCAGGGGCACAAGATGCTCGTGGCGGGCCCCAGTAAGGCGGGCAAATCGTATTTGCTCATCGAGCTGTGCTGCTGCATCGCAGAGGGGAAGCCGTGGCTTTCGTTTCCCTGCACGGCGGGACGCGTGCTATACGTAAACCTTGAGTTAGACCGTGCGTCCTGCCTGCATCGCTTCCGCGACGTTTACACGGCGCTCGGCTTTGCGCCGGAGCACATCGACCGCATCGACATCTGGAACCTGCGCGGGCGCAGCGTACCGATGGATAAGCTCGCGCCGAAACTTATTCGCCGCGCCGCAAAAAAGAGCTACATGGCGATCGTCATTGACCCGATTTACAAGGTCATCACCGGCGACGAGAACAGCGCCGACCAGATGGCGCATTTCTGCAACCAGTTCGACAAGGTGTGCACGGAGCTCGGCTGCGCCGTAATCTACTGCCACCACCATTCAAAAGGCGGGCAGGGCGGCAAAAAGAGCATGGACCGTGCGTCCGGCTCCGGTGTGTTTGCGCGCGATCCGGATGCGCTTATCGACCTTATCGAGCTGGAGCTGACCGACGGCATCAAGGAGCAGCAGGAGAACCGCGCGGTGTGCGCCGTGTGCCTTGACTGGCTGACGCGCTACCGCAAGGCGGACGAAGCCGGAGACGATGACCGACTGAGCGCGACGCAGATGATGGCGCTGTGCAAAAAGCACCTGCGGGAAGCGTCATACAACTTAATGCTCGGCGATGTGTCAAGGGCGCGTACAGCTGCAAACGCAAAGTCCGCATGGCGTGCAGAAGGCACGCTGCGCGAGTTTCCGCGCTTTGCGCCGAAGAACTTTTGGTTCGATTATCCGATCCACCGGGCGGACGAAACGGGCATCCTGCTCGACCTGCAAGCCGAAAATGCCACGCCGAAGGGCACCGGATGGAAGCAGAATTTCGGACGCAAGAAGACCCCGCAGGAGCGCAAAAAAGAGCGTGAAGCATCACTCGACACGGCGTTTGAAGCGGTGGGCGAGGGCGGCAAGGCGAGCGTTAAGGAGCTCTCCGAGTACCTCGGCGTGAGCGAAAAAACGGTGCGCAACTACCTTAAAGGCAGCAAAGATTTTGAGCTTTCGGACGGCGAAGTGAGCAAGACAGGGAAAGGAAAATATCGGTAGGGAAAGCTTTCCCTGTACTTTCTCTCAAGGCTCGGAAAGAAGGAAAATATCGATATTTTCCCTTTCCCTCAAACGCTTTTTAAGGCTTCCGACGGAAGGAAAAAGTCGAGTAATTTTCCTTTCCTTTCCGAGAGAAGGAAAAAGTATATATACTACGTATATATATCCGTTTCACTTTCTCTCACGGTCAAGGGGTGAAGAAGTGTGGGGGTCATGAGGTTCCCCCACACGACTTCTTCCCCTACCCTTGACGAAAGCAAATTTTCTTCAAAAGCAAAAATTCAGCAGTTTAACGAGGTGAAATAAATGACATTGGAGTTTTTTGTACCGATGGTGCCGCCGACGGTGACGCATCAGGAGAAGCGTGTGAACTGGTCGGCACGAAAGTTCTACGAGGACGATAACCTGAAAGCCGCCAGACAGAAGCTCGCCGCTTACATAGGCAGGCACAGACCCGAAAGCCCGATCACAGGCGGCGTACGGCTGACGACGAAGTGGTGCTTCCCAAACGGCAGACATGCGGACGGAGAGTACCGCACATCGAAGCCCGACACGGACAACCTGCAAAAGCTGCTCAAGGACGTTATGACGCAGCAGGGATTCTGGAAAGACGACGCGCTGGTGGCGTCCGAGATCACCGAAAAGTTTTGGGCGAAGATTCCGGGCATCTACATCCGCATTGAGGAGCTGTGATGGAGCTGCGGGAAGTTAAGCGACACATGAACCGCACGGTGCAGTACAGCGGCAGCGCTTACGAGCTGACGGCGATCATCTTCCGCAGAGACCGTAAGACCGGCAGCGACTTTTACCAGGCGGAAATAACCGACAAGAAAAACGACGGCTCCGTGCTGATCTGCGGGCTGGAGCAAATTGAAAGCGAGGGAAAGCCATGAACCTGACCTGCTGCCCAAGGGAGTGCCCACGGCGCTCGGTGAGCTGCCATAACGGGTGCCAGACGTACATGCGGTACAAGCTGATGCGGCTACTGATGAACAAGCAGCGCATGAAGGCGGTGGACGAAGTAGGCTTTCACCGCGACGTGCGGCAGGCTGTGAAAAGAAAACATGAAAGGAAGATCAGATATGACTAAAATAATCTTGGTCGTGCTCGTAATCGCGGCGACGCTCACGGAGTGCATCGTGATGCGCAAGTCGCGGGAGTACGATGCAGCAGACAATATCGCCGGGCTTGAGCGCTGCGTGAAAGCTATGGTGGTACTTGGCTTAGTGGGCCTCGCCGCGGCGGTGGCGTTTGTGGCGATGTGATAAAGATAAAGGAGATAGCGATGACAAAAGAACTTTTGGAGCAATACCCAGACATCTGCGCGGAAATCGAGGAGCTGAAGGCGAAGGACAGCGCGGCGGTCAGCGACGTGGTGCAGGCGAGCGCGGACGAGTTCCCGTTCAACCTGCACAGCGTTACCGTGCAGGGCTTGCCGAACCCGAAACACGCAGAACGCATTCGGGAACTTGAAGTGCAAAAGGCGGAGGTCGAAGCGTTTGTGGGCAGGCTTGCCTACCGCCCTCAGAAGCTCGCCCGATGTGTCATGAAGCACGGGACGAGGTGGAAGGTCATTATGCGTGAGATGGGCGGTTACAAGTCGCCAGATGCACTGCGAAAAGAATTTTCGAGAATTTTCAAAAAAATTTGAGATTTGTCCACTTTGTCCGTTTTGTCCGCCTATAATGATAATTGAGGAAGTCTACAAGGGAGGTAGTCGAGTGATTTGACTACCTCTTTTGCCTTAAAGTAACGAATAAAAATTTAAAGATTATGGCACCTGCGCTGTTGCGTGGGTGCTTTTCTTATGCCCGAAACCGAAAGGAGGGGTGCACGTGAAAAGAGAATACAGGGTCTGCCCGAGGGGCTGCAAATGCGTTTGGGCGGAATGCTTAGACGGCAGCACATGCTTCTGTACGCTCTCTGTGTGCCCCTATACGGCGATTTCGGACGGTGCGATGGTAGCTTCACCTGTTGGGAACGAAAACGGCGTGGAGAACTGTACAGACGATTTAACAAACAGGTGCGAAGATGAGTAATCCGCGATATGCGAACGGTACACTGCGCAGGAAACACCGTGCCAGACTGAAAGCCATGGGCGCGCCATGCGGGATATGTAAAGGGCGGTTCGGTCCGATACATTACGATGAGCCGAGCGACGCGCAGCATCCGCTTTCGTTTGTGGTCGATGAGATCAGACCCGTGGCACGTTGGCGGGAGTTCGGTTACGCTTCGGCACGAGCTGCGGCAGAGGATTGGGACAACTTGCAGGCAGCGCATTATTTTTGTAATCAGCAGAAGGGCGCAAAAGCAGGAAATCCGTTCGAGGAAAAGAAAGAGAAAAAGATATACCCAAAAATCAGCGACGGAAACTGGTAAGTTTGCTGAGGGTGGGGAGGGTACCCCTGCACCCATACCGGCGACCCATCGCCGTCCAGCGCCGATTTACACACAGGGCATTTTTGAAAGGGGTGGCAGTGGCATGAAAATGAAAAGTATCACGGCAAAGGGCAGCCGGATAGAGCAGCTCAAGGAGCTTGCAAAAGTGCTCGCTGCCGCAATTGATGCGTGCATAAACCCGAAGGCGCTTCCGGCTATGGCGAAGCAGTACCGGGAAACGATACGGGAGATCGAAGAAATAGAGGGGGGTGAGCGCCGATGGAGACGAGATCAGCGAAATCCTCACGAGCCGCGAAGCCGATGGGAAGCCAGGAGCCGTCCGAAAGAATCGCGCCTGAGTATGCAGCAAGCGACGGCATGGACGCGGTGAAGCTGCTGCGCGTCGGCGGCACGGTGCTCGACCCATGGCAAAGCGACATCATGGATGATTGGCTCGGCCGCACATCGTCCGGCAAATGGGCAGCCCCCACAGCAGGCGGCAGCGTGCCCCGGCAGAACGGCAAATCGCTTTTGGTACAGGGGCGCGCGGAAGCCGGTATGCTGATGTTTAACGAGACGGTGATCTACACGGCGCATCTGCAAAAGACCGCGACGGAGACGTTTGAAGAAATGCGCGATTTTTTCGAGCACCCGAAGCTTAGGCGGTATGTTGCCGAGATCAAAACGGCGCTCGGGCGCGAACAGATCGTGCTGAAAAGCGGTGCGCGCATCAAGTTTCTGGCGCGAACCCGCAACGGCGGACGCGGTCAGCACGGCGACCTTTTGATCTTTGACGAGGCGCAGGAGCTGGACGAGACCGCGCAGGGCTCTTTTTTGCCGGCGATCTCGGCAAGCCTTAATCCGCAAACCGTTTACGTTGGCACGCCGCCGGGCCCCGATGCTGTGGGCACGGTATTCCGAGGTTTACGTCAACGTGCATTGGATGGTGAGGCGAAACGTGCAGCATGGTTTGAATTTTCCGTGCCGGAGATTGGCGACGTGACAGACCCGAAGCGATGGGCGGCAACAAATCCGGCGCTCGGGCGACGCATACAGTTTTCCACCATTGAGGGCGAAGCGGAGCAGCTCGACCCGGATACGTTTGCAAGAGAACGCCTCGGGTGGTGGAGCCCGGTAGCGGCGGAGAATTTAGATTATGCCATTGACCGCAGAGCATGGGAAGCCTGCGCGAGCGTTGATGAAAAGCCCGAGGGCAAGACCGCCTACGGCGTGAAATTTGCGGCAGACGGTTCGGCAGTGTGTTTATGCGGCGCGGTGATCCCAAAGGAGGGACCGGCACGCGTGTCGCTCATCGAGATGCAGCCCTCGGGGCGCGGACTTGTTTGGCTGGTGAACTGGCTTTCCGTCCGGTACGACCGCGCGAGCTGCGTTGTCATCGACGGGCGCAACGGCGTGGACGTGCTGGTCGAGCGCATCAAGGGTGTTTGGCGGGCGAAAAACGCTGTCATTCGTCCGGGCGTGAAAGACGTGCTGGCAGCGGTGGGATTGTTTACAAATGCCGTGAACGAAGGCGTTTTGACATGGTACAAGCCGCAGGAGGCGCTGAACGAAAGCGCCGTGACGGCGGTCAAGCGCCCAATCGGCGGCGGGTACGGCTTCGGCGGCGAAAACAGCTTGCCGATAGAAGCCTGCGCCCTGGCACTTTGGGGCGCGAAGACCTGTAAACGCGATCCATCGCGGAAAATGAAAATCGGATAGAGGTGAGACGATGATAACTTTGAATATCGGCATAGTACCGGGCTTGAGCGCAGACGAACAGCAGAAGCTCATCGAACTGCAAAATGTGTTTGACTATCACCAGAGCAAGAACGACACGAAAGACAAATATTACGAGGGACATATCGAGCTTAGCGACGTGAACCTCGGCATCGCTTTGCCGCAGGGTTTGAACAAGCTGAAGGTCGGCTGCAACTGGGGACAGAAAGCGGTGGACGTACTTGCCGCCCGCAGTATGTTCGACGGATTTGTCGGCACAGGGGGCAGCTTGGATGGGCTTTCCAAACTTGTGCAGAATAACAGGCTCATCGCGGAGTACGGTAAGGCGTGCCGCGACGAGCTGAAATACGGCTGTGTGTTCGCGACGCTTTCCGCCGATGCAGACATTGGCTGCAAGATACGGTTTCATTCGCCTGCGACCGCCGCAGCTCTCTGGAACGGCGAAAAGGGGCGCGCTGACTGTGGGCTTGCCATTATCGATACGATACCGGACGAGGAAAACAGCAACGAGTGGGCGCCGAAGCTCGTCAACATGTATACCGATGACGCGGTGCTGGTGCTGCACCGTGAGCGCGACGGCTGGCGCGTGCAGCGCATGATGCACCGCATGGGTCGTCCGCTGATGGAGCCGATGATCTGGAGTGCGACGAGCGGCAAGCCGTTCGGGCGCTCTCGACTGAAAAAGCCCATTCGCACTTTGATTGACGATTATATCCGCACAGTGGCAAACGCGACGATCGCGCTTGAGTTTGACACGACCCCGCAGAAGTACATTTTGGGCGTGACGGACGACCAGTATGACGCGATTGTATCGGATAAATTCAAGCAGTACGTGGGCAGCCTTTTGGCGGCGACCAGCAACCCCGAGACCGGCGAAAAGCCGGTGTTCGGGCAGCTTGCGCAGGGCAGTCTTTCGCCCCATGTGGAAAAGATGCGCATGACCGCCACGCAGTTTGCGGCGGCGACCGGCTTGACCGTGACGGACGTGGGCATCATCAACGACGCGAACCCCACGAGCAGCGACGCGATTTTGGCGCAGAGCCAGACGCTCGTTTTGCTCGCCCAGCAGCTCAACACCGGCAACGGCGACGCGCTGCGGACGATCGCGTGCATGGCGCAGGCTATTGCGCAGAACAAGACGCTTGACGAGCTGACGGAAGAAGAAAGCGGCATCATGGCGCACTTTAAGAACCCGGCGATGCCGAGCGTGGCGGTGACGGCGGACGCAGCGATCAAGATCGCATCGGCACGGCAGGAATTTGCCAGCACCGACACGTTTTTGGAGATGATCGGCTTTGACCAGGCAGACATCCGGCGTATCAAGTCGCAGGAGCAGCGCGTGCGCGGGCAGCAGCTTTTGATGGAGTTGAACGATGAAGCAGATACCGTCGAAAGCATGGCTTAGTTACATAGGCAAGCTGCGTCGGTTAAACACCACGGTTGCAAACTGTATGCAGGCGTATGTAGATCAGTATGGCGTTTCTGACAGCCAGAAGCTCATAGATGTTGCGTATGGGCTTGTGACGAAGTACGGCGAAGGCAGCGCAGCGCTTGCGAGCGAAATGTACGACGCGCTCGCGGAGCTTCAGGGCGCGCACGTGCCTGCGGCAGAGCCCGCAGAGACCGCCGAGTACGGCGAAGTGGCACGCATGGTCAACGCGACAAAAACCAGCACGCCGCAGCTCAAAAGCGGGGTGAGCCGCCTTGTAAAGCGTGCCGGAGCCGACACGATGCTGAAAAACGCTTTGCGCGACGGCGCCGAATTTGCATGGGTGCCGAGTGGCGACACCTGCGCGTTCTGCATGACGCTTGCCTCCCGTGGGTGGCAGCGGGCGAGTAAGAAAGCCATAAAAAACGGGCACGCAGAGCATATCCATGCGAATTGCGACTGTACATACGCCATTCGGTTTGACCCGGAGGTGAACGTGGAGGGCTACGACCCCGACGCATACCTCAAGGCTTACCGCGACGCCGGCAGCGACGTGAACGAGCTGAGGCGCATCCACTACGCCGAAAACCGCGAGCGCATCAATGCCCAGAAAAGGGCGGCGTATGCGGAGCAGCGTCGTCGAAAGACAGGTGAGCAGGGTCAAGAGATCATTGACAAGCCGACTTACAACAAACTGACAAAGGACTTCTTGAAGCACGGCGGTCTTATTATTCGAGGTGAAGAAGCGGTAAAGCATCTTGAAAAACAGGGGGCATATGCTTCCTACTTTATGGGTGGCAATTTTGCTTTTATTCGTGATGATGCAACCGTATCGGATGTGCTGGAAGAAATGTATCATGCTTTGCAGGATCGTAAAAATATGTTTGCGGAGTATTCTCAAGAGGAAATGTTAATTCGCAGAGAAATCGATGCGCAAAAGTACTTGATTTCCGTTGCTGAAAGATATAAAATACCGATAGAGGAAACAAATGTTACCAAGCAAAACCTTGCAAATTATGAAGAACGATTGAAAGAACGTCTTAACGGTAAGGAGGGTCAAAAAGAATGAAAAAAGAATACAAAATCATTGATGACTTTCAAGCCGGTCCTACGGACATTCGCGTACTTGTTCTTGACAGGGATTATGAATTCCTACCTGTAGCAGAAAGAGGAATTGCAATTATCGACGGCGTGGAATATCCGTTTCAGTTGAATTCCATTCCATGTTGGGCGACGATCAGAAGCCATGACAGTTTTACAGGAAAAACCGTAGAGTTTTGCTGAACGTAAAAATTAAACACAGTTGATAAAGCAGCTTAGCGCTTATGCGCCGGGCTGCTTTTGCTTTGCAAAAATATTTTTTGAAAACCTATCAACTTTTGTCCGACTGTCCAACAATAGTATATATTTATGTCAGACAAAAGTGAGGTGATAACATGAGCCCAAGGACAGGGCGACCAACAGATAATCCTAAGCCGTACAAGATTACGGTTCGTATTGATGAAAAAGGAAAGCAAATCCTTGATAAGTTTTGCGAACAAAAGAACGTAAATCAAAACGAAGCTATTTGGCGAGGGATTTTACGCTTGGAAGAAGAAATTAAAAAATAAAAAAACAGAACACCGAAACATGGCTGACAACCAATACGTTTCGATGTTCTGCAC